GGCTAAAGCCGAACATTCCATTTTCAGAGGAAACCACCCATGTGGTCAAAACCTCCTCAACGGAACCTCTATAGGCTCTCCGTCAACACTAAAAAGATCGGGCTCCGACAACATGGCACGGAGCCGTAGTAAAAACTTGTTGTCGGTAATAGTACATGCCCCCCCGACAGGGCATGACGCGCTTATGGTGCCACAATCACACGAAGTGGCGGGCAACCTTGGAACCACATCAGACTGAAATCCTCGGCGACTGATGTGTACCTGTCCACCACCACTTTGTCCGTTGAGGGACTAGTGGTGATGTCGAGCGCATGAGTATTGAAGAAGGGGCTTTGGTAAGCCCCACGATTCTGCTTAGCAGACTTCGCTTCATCAAAACGACAGGGTTTGTAGTAGGGGTGCTCCACTTCGAGCACAGGCTGGCGCGAAACCGGTGTGGCAGCAGCACCTATGGTGAGGCTGCTACGAGCAGCTATGGCTGCCTTGGCATACGCCGATTGCGTAGTAGTTGCAATCGTTGTCGGTGCAGTGGGAACCGACAGAGTGGCAAGTGGAGTTGAGCGTCTGACGACGGCCGTCTGGATTGCTCCAGTGGGTGCAGACACTACATACTTTGAGCGCATGCCCCCACGCATGCAGCAAAAAGCCGGCATCAAATAGTCCAACAGGGTGTAATTTACATAGTTGAACTTGTTCGCGCCAGAAGTGTGGAGTGTCTGGTTATTATAGCCAAACACTGGGGGAACGTCGGATTGCACCATCGTCCACAACGCCGGGTCCGTATTTACATTAGTGAACACAGCGGTAGAGTGAAAATTGTACCTGCGCAATATCTGCCGAAAATTCTCAATACGCTCCCCAAAATATACAAGGGCAATGTGGTCATCCTCTGGGGCGTTGCCCAGGTTGTGATCAGCAGTAGCAGGACCAGCACCAACGTCCTCAGAACCATCAGTGTGGCTTGCAACAGCATCCTCACCAGCCTGAACTGTCCACGCATAAGACGTACCACGATTGACCAAAGGCTGAGGATCACGCACCTCCAAGTCCACAGCGGAAATAAAGACGTTAACAACAACGTCATTGTTCACAGTGGAATTGGGTGTCGCCAGATCGTTCAGGACATATACACCAAGCACACCATTGGCAAAAGGCACTGCGGACGCAGTACGAGCAGCTGTACCGTAACAAGACCCCGCAAGCGTGTCAGTCCCCCACTTCTCAAAGTAGTGCTGAGTCTGCCCCCAGTCTATGTCAATGGTAACATCCTGGTCGTTGCTGATGTCCACAACACGAGTAAGCTGCACGTTGGCCTCAAGCGACTGCACATACAATGGGTCCCACACGAAGCGAAGCCTGCCCTTGTGGTGAGCAGACGCCACGACCTGGAACCTATATCTCATCTTGCAGCGCCAAA